GTCGAGAGTGTCATGCGCAGGTCCGAAATGGTGCTGGCACCGCGGGCGAATGTGGATATCGAGAAGAAGCTCCTGCAGCTCGACTTGACCAAGAACGGGGAAGGGCGACAGGTGCCGCTCAATGCCAAAGCCCGGGCAGTGATCGAAGCGCAACCCAAGCGGGACGATGGGCGGTTGTTCGGTGTGCTGCCCAACAGCGTCACCCAGGCATTTATTCGGGCCGTGCGTCGTGCCCGGGAGCTATACGAACGCGATTGTGCCGAAAAGGGAATTGAGCCGAAGTCTGGCTACTTGCAGAACCTACGGCTGCACGACATGCGCCATGAAGGCACGACCCGTGTGGTGCGGAAGTTCAAGAACCCGCTCGAGGCGATGGCAATCACCGGGCACAAGGACTACCGCTCGATCAAGGGCTACTACCACCCCGATGCGACGGACCTGGCTGACCGAATGGATGATTAGTGATGCTGCTCGGCAGCGCGTCGGGCGGCCGCTTCGGCTTTGGTGGGCCGGCCAGGCCGACGCTTCGGTAGCTTCGCGACAGGCTGTTCGGGCGTAGTCAGGACTTCCTGAACCTTCTTGCCCTCAAGGTAGCCGATCAGGTCCACCAGAGACACCATGTTGTGCTTGCCAACCTTGCGCACCGGCACCGGGAACTTCTTGGCGTGGTGGAGGTTGTAGCACGTCTGCGGCTCGTAGTTCCCTATGGCACGGCCGGCTTCGGTCAGGGTCACCTGCAGGCGACCCGGGAACTGATGGAGAACAAGGTCTCGTGGCGTCATGAGGCTATTATAGTCAATCCTTACTGATTCCTCACGGCCAAAAAGAAGGCCCGCTTGCGCGGGCCTGTGACGCATTACCTAAAACCGGGGAAGCTACTTGGCCGCGGCCTTGTGCTTGACCCGCACGATGCCGATGCCGCGTGCCTTGGCTTCCTTCTCGGCCATCTTCTCGACCAGCTCGCCTAGACGACGCGCATTGTCCTCGTCGGCGTAGTTGATGGGGATATTGCCCGACGCTTCGCGCATGATCTGCAGCGCCTTGAGCTCGCTCTCGGTGGCGATCTCCTTGCCGAGCAGCGACTCGATCACGGCCCAGGTCTCGGGCATGTACTCGGACAGGGTCAGACGCAGCAGGTAGGCCGGGTCCACCTTCAGTGCCCGGGCCATTGCGGGGATGCGATTGATCGGCAGCTTGGACGCACCCTCCTTGATCATGGAGATGTTGTTGGGCGTCGAGAAGCCCGTCAGCCGAGCGACCTCGCGCTGGGTGATGTCCACGACTTCAAGCTGCTGCTTGATGTAATCCGCCACCGACACTTTCTTAACCATGCTGCCTCCGATCATTGTGAATAGTTTTCTTGATTCAAACATTATAGTTAAATCAATACTGATTTTCAGGCTGCCTGGGAGGCGATTCTCTCATATCGTATGACAATGTGCTATATGGTCTATTTTTACCCCAGGCGCATTTCACGAGGATTTAACAATCGGCGGTACGTTCAAATGACCAGCAGGCTGACTATAATGTCAGTGCTCGTTGAATTTTCTCAAGCGGGCATCCCGGCAGTTTCACCAGTGAGGGGAGTCGGCTTTTATGATCGCGTCGGACCTGCAAGTTCACCATCTGAATCAAGAGCATATCTTCGCCCTCCGGGCCAGCATCAAACCGAGTGTTAGTCTGGACCTCGGCATCGCAGAAGTCAAGATCGGTGAGCATCCTACAATCGGTCAGTGCATACTTATCTCCACGGTCGAGGGAACGGGCAAGCTCCTCACCCAAACCCCCCACAAGGATTTCGTTTCCCGCTGCCTCGCAAAAATCGCGCCAGTGATCAGTCCACTCTGATTCCAAGAAGCGATCGGTAACCTGAAAGTCATTCAGTAATGAATGACGGGAAACGCAAATGCAAATCAATCCTCGCGCGGTGGTCTGCCGCGAATCGGTCAAAACGATCGTCCCCATGCTGGCGGAACGGGAAATCCCCGTAACCCAGCAGGGGAGTCAGGCCTTCGTCCAGTACAACCCGCGGGACCACTCCATCATGCGGGTGAACCTGCCCTGCGTGGCCGATGACGCCAGCGACGACCTGATCGACGCCATTCAGGGGTTTCTCGACCATGAGGTCGGACATATCCTGGTGAGCGACCCGGAGCTCATCCCGGTCGCCAAGAAGGAGGGCATCGGCCACCTGTGCAACATCGTCGAGGACACCTTTGTCGAGCGGGCGATGAGCGCGAAGTTCCGGGGGTCTGAGGCCAACCTGGAGCGCACCCGGGAATTCTTTCTCAAGGATTTCGTCGACCCCAAGTTCAAGGAGTCGGTGGCCGCGGGCAAGAACCCCATCAATTTCCTGCTGGTCCCGATGGTGCGGGCGATGGCGGGTCAGCAGTTGTTCATCAACTACCTGAAGGACAAGGGCGAATACATCGACAAGTACGTCGAGGCAGCCGGCCCCGACATGCCCGACCTGATCAAAGCGGTCAAGTGCAGCCAGGATTCCCTGGATGTCGCCCGGTTGCTCAAGAAGCGCCTGGACACGCCGCGTCCGCCCAAGCCGGCCGCACCCCCGCCGCCGCCCTCGAAACCTGTCGAGCCTGAGAAAAGCGAGGACCAGCAGCAGGAACAGGGCCCGGGGCAGCCGCAGCAAAGCGACGGTGAAGGCGAGCAGGGGGAGGGCGAGCCCCAGGACGCCGGCGACGACATGCACCTGGACGGGAACGACGAGGAGCCCAGCACCAGCCCGGCGCCCGAACCCAAGAAGGACGAGGGTGAGGAGGAACAGCCCGGCGGCGGTGAACCCCAAGATGCCGGCGACCAGCCCCAAGGTGGGGAAGATCAGCCCCAGGACGAGGAAGGGGGCGGCCAGCCCGGGGATACCGGCGAAGATGGCGAACAGCCCGGCCAGGACGGCTCAGGGGGCGCCAGTGAGGATCCCGCGGTCGACGACGAGGGCGAAGCGGCCGGAGGCGCTGGGGGCGATTCTGGCGAGAATGAACCCCAGCCGGAGCCCGACCAGGACGGCGGGCAGCCGGGCGGTGCCAGCGACGACCTGAACCTGAACGACACCCCTGACGAGCCTGAAGCAGACCCGGGCGATGCTGGCGGCGCCGGTGGCGGGGAATCCGGCGAGGACAAGGGCGACCAGCCCGAAGCCAAGGGCGAGTCGCCTGGCGGCGGGCATGAGAACCCAACCGAACCGCCAGTGGGCGAGGACATCGACCCCTCCGAGGTTCCCGACTTCGAAGGCGCCCTGTCGGAGATGATCAGCGACGCTGCCAAAGATGCCGCAAGCGTGTCGGATTACCGCATCTTCACCAACGACGAGGACAAGGTCGAGCCACTGCCGCTGCGGGCCAGGGAGTACAACGTGGCCGAGCTGCAGGAGTCGGTGGACCACATGATCGCGCCGCTGCAGAAGGACATGGAGCGCGCTGTTGCCGCCCGTTCCCAGGCGCTCTGGACGGGCGGGCATCGCTCGGGCCGGCTGCATAATGCCTCCCTGGCACGGTTGCGCTTCAACGACGAGCGGGTGTTTCGGCGCAAGCGGGTGAACGTGACCAAGGACGTTGCCGTCACGCTGCTGCTGGATATTTCCGGCTCGATGTATGGCGAAAAGCTCGAACTATCCTGTCAGGTGGCTTACGGGCTGTCGTCGGTGCTCGACCGCATGCGGATCAACCACGAAGTCCTATCGTTCTCCACCGAGGATCTTTCCCGGGAGGCGATCAAGCGCCTTCGCGACGACATGAACACCAGCGGCATCGTTTGGGACCGGTGGGAGGCACTGAACATGCCCATCATCAAAGAATTCAACGACCGCATGGACGTGACCATCCGCAAGCGCTTCATCGAGCTTTCGGAAAACCCGCGTCACTGCCAGAACAACGTGGACGGGGAGTGCGTGCAGATTGCCGCGAAGCGCCTGCTGTCCCGCCCCGAGACCCGGAAGATCCTGCTGGTGCTGTCTGACGGGTGGCCCTCGTGCGAATGCCCTGACCGCGGCCGGCTGAACAGCCACTTGAAATCGGTGGTGAACGGACTGACCGCCCGGTACAGGGAGTTGGACATCGTCGGGCTGGGCATCATGGACGAAGCGGTGAAGCACTTCTACCCGAAGCACGTGGTCCTCAAGAACCTCGAGGACTTGCCGGGGACCGTCATGAAGCAAATCAAGGAGTTGCTTTTGAAGTAGGAGATCAGTCAGAGTTGATTGATTTTCCAACGCAACCCGCATACAATTTCAATCATCGCAAAAGCAGTTCAATTTCGGGAGAACGTGAATGTCCGGTGACGACAACAGCAAGATCAGGTGCCGCTGGTGCAATGGTGAAACGCACACCATCAAGGAACACATCAAGCGCGAACACCCTGGCAAGACCGAGGCGGATTACCAGGCTGAATTCCCCGACGCGCCGACCGCGTCGCCCTATGCCAAGCGCATGATCGAGAAGCACGAAATGGCACAGGCCGCAGCAGCGGCCGCAAAGGTCACCACGCTGCACCCGGGCGCCAAGACCGCGCCGTTCCATGAAGTGTTCGGGCTGGGCGATGACCCGGCCGCCAAGAACGCGAAGGGCGGCCCCATCCCGATCACCGTTTTTGACTCGAAGGAACACGCGAACCTGATTCCGCCGGTGGACCCGAACTACATCTTCGACGTACCCAACCTGAAGGACGTGCTGCTCGGCCTGGAGCTCAACATTCCCACCTACGTTCACGGTCACGCTGGCGTCGGCAAGACCACCATCATCGAACAGGTCTGCGCCCGTACCAAGCGCCCGATGTTCCGCCTGCAGCACACGATCGGGATGGAAGAACGCGACGTGGTGGGTCAGTGGACCGTGAAGGAAGGGCAGACCGTGTTTCAGTACGGGCCGCTGCCGCTTGCCATGATCAACGGGTGGATGTTCCTCGCCGACGAGTATGACCGGGCCGTCCCGGGCGTGCTGTCGCTGTACCAGGCGGTGCTGGAAGGTAAGTCACTAGTGATTAAAGAAGCGCCGCCCGAAATGCGCGTCGTTCACCCCCACCCGCATTTTCGCATCTGTGCCACGGGCAACACCAATGGCTCGGGCGACGAGCATGGTCTATACCAGGCAACCCAGATCGGGGATGCCGCCAACTACGAGCGCTTCGGCATCACCATCGAGCAGAAATACATGGCAAACGAGCTCGAAGTCGCCATGCTCATGAAGAAGGGTGGCATCGGGCAGAGCCGGGCCGAAGCGCTGGTCGAGTTCGCGACCAAGATCCGCGAGCAGTTCAAGGCCACCAAGTTGAGCCACACCATTTCGCCCCGGACGCTGCTCTACGCGGCTTCACTCGGAACCCGCAAGGGCAGCTTCCGCCAGGGCATCACGCTTGCCTTCACAAATCGCTTGTCCAGCACCGACCACGAGGTCGCGGATCAGTTGGCACAGCGCCTTTTCGACAAGACCTAAAGCAACTTCAACGCCGCAACAGAGGGAGTAATCGCAGTGGATATGTTCGAAGCCGTCACCATCGCCGACCAGAAGAAAAAGCCGTTCATCAGCGACCAGAAGAACCGCAACTCCGAACAGGTGCGTCGCATCCTCGAGGGGCGTCAGCAGGCTGCCCTGCTCAAGCGCCACCAGGGGCTTCTGTACAGGTTCAGTGCCAAGACCTTCGGGCGCCTCGATGCCGCCGGCGTGCCGGTCGACTTCGACGACGTGCTGCAGGAAAACCAGATCACGCTCATGAAGGCCGATCGCACCTATGACGCCAGCAAGGGCGTCGGGTTCTGCGCCTACATGGGCCGGGCCTGCTGGAACAACTCGAACAAGCAGACCAATGCCGCGATCGAGGAGCAGTTCGGTCTGGGCCTCGTGCGTCTGGGCGACAAGCAGGACTCGGAGGGCGGTGACCTGGACATGCTCGCCAACATGCAGAGCGAGGCGCCCGGGCCCGAGGAAGTTGTCATGAACCGGGAAATCGCGATTCGCCGCTTTCAGATGCTCTCGGAGGACGCGAAGCAGATTCTTCGCAGCCTGGTGCAGCCCAGCGACGAACTGAAGGAAGCCTTCCGGCTCGAATGCGAGTGCATCGAGCAGCACTATGCCCGCGGCGTGCCGATCCGGGTCGCGAAGGGCATCGACATCAAGTTCATCGGACGCCAGATGGGTCTGACCGACCAGGCGATCCGCCACATCAAGCAGGAATTTACCCGGGTGTTCGAAGTCGCCCTATGACCCACCCGAGTTGCCACGGGCTGCCATCCGTCTACAACGCGCAGAGTCCAACCTGCGCGGGGTGCAAGTCACGCCAGTCGTGTGTCGACGCCTGCAAGGTGCTGCTGCGGCAGCTCATGGCAGAGCAGACGCAACCCGACCCGCGCTTGACCGCACCCGGGACAGCGGCGCCCGTGCAATTCGACCTGCGGGAAGGCAAGACACCGAAGTACGAGCTGACCCCCGAGCAGAAAGAAACCCTTGCGGGTCTGCCGAAGAAGGTGGGGGTTCGCTACCTCTCGATGGTCAAGAAAGGATTCGATCGGCAGGTGTTGGATGCGGTGCAGCGCGGGCAGAACCCGTTCGTTCATGAAGGGCAGCGCTTCTTGCACCTGGCACTCGCCCTGATGCTGGACGGCGGCGTGACCAAGGCCGACCTCAAGCAGCGGTTTCGTGCCGACTTCAACTGGTCCGATGGCACCGCGGCATCGTTCGTGTCCATTTGCGTTGCCCTTCTGCCGGCGCTGGGCGTCGGCCAGGTGGAGGGAAGTTTCCTGTTGTTGCATCCGAACATGGTGCTGAAAAATGCTGCATGAACGCTACGAATACGTGATGAAGCAGTGTTGGCCGATGGGTGCCAAAAATGGTGAGTTTCACTTCGAACCGCCAGAGCTGCCGGAACATGCGGTGCGGGATTGGGAAATTGACCACGTGGATTATGTGAGGGATTCCGTTAGCACACACCACTCAGGGGCAATGAACGAGCGCATCGGCGCGCAAGGTATGGTTGCTATGGCATATCACCCTAACCATACCTCAAGTGCCTTCACGTATTGCGCGATGGTGGTGTGGAAGCGCCTCGTCACCAAGACGGAGCTCGATTTGATTCAGGAAGCGAAAGACGAACTGGAAGCTAAGTGGCAGGCAGCGACCCAGGCCGAAATCCAAGCCCTCATGTCGGAGTATGAGGACGTGAGAAACCGCACCGACGCGCTGGAGATCGAGCGCGCAGTCGAGGAAGAAATGGCAACCTTTTCATGAGAGACCACATGGACGAAAAGAAACCGATGACGTTTTGGAATTTTGCCCACGAGCATCCGTTCTGCGTCGGGCTGGTGGCAATCGTGCTGCTCGGCACGATCGGTGACATTTTCAAGGCAATTTTCCACCTGTGAACATCAACCACGCCTTGTCCTGCCGCAGCGACTTCTCGCTGGGCGAGTCCATTCTCCAGGTCGACAAGATGATCGACCGGGCGAAGCTGCTCGGCTACGAGTCCGTCGCCCTGGTGGACATCATGACCATTTCCAACATGGTCGCCTTCTCTGGCAAAGCCAAGAAGGCGGGCATCAAGCCCATCATTGGCTGCACGGTCAAGGTGTTCGACGACCCCACCTACCGGGCGCCGAAGAAGGACAGCGGGGAGAAGGAAAAGCCGAACCGGTTCTTTTGGCTGAAGGTGTACGCCAAGACCGAGCGCGGCATGCAGTCGATCATTCGCATGCTCGCCAAGGGCAGCTCGCCCGAGTATTTCTACTACACCGCACGGGTAGGGATCCGCGAGATCCTCGAACTCGAGGACGTGGTGGTGAGCACTGGGGACTTCTACAACCTGTTCCACCACCCCAAGTCGGGCGTCATTCTGAAGGCGCTTCGCACCCGCCACCCCGATACCTTCGTGGAGCTGGTCGCGGTCAATACCCCGCTGTTCGCAACCTTGAACAAGCGGGCAATCAACATCGCGGATCATCTTGGCTTGCCCGTGATCGCAACGCGCCCGGTGCTGTACGAAGTGCCCGAGCAGGCAGACTCCCTTGACGTGCTGCGCGTCATTTCGGTCAACGGGAAGATGACCCAACCCTGGATGCAGAAACCCTACGTGCGGGACTTCGCCTTCGGGGAGCCGGTGGAGCTCGCCCGCAAGGTGGTCGAGACCCTGCCCGCCGCGGTGCGGGCGCCGGCCATGCAGAACATCGAGCGTCTGGCAGGCCTGTGCCAGTACGAGTTCAAGAAGCTGCGGCCGTCCCTGCCCAAGATGGCAGAGGACGAGTACCGGGCGCTGCTGCAGGCCTGTGCCGCCGGCTGGAAGGAGCGCTTCGAGCGCGACGTGCTGGGCCATCGTCCGACCGAGGTCGACCTCGAAACCTTATACAAGCCGCGCCTGGGCTACGAGCTGGGCGTCCTGAAGAAGATGGAGTTCTCGGGCTACTTCCTGCTGGTGCAGGACATCGTCCGGTGGTCGAAAGAGCAGGGCATCATCGTCGGGCCGGGCCGCGGTTCGGTGGGCGGGTCGCTGGTGGCCTACCTCATGGGCATCACCGATGTCGATCCGATTCGGTTCGACCTCCTGTTCGAGCGCTTCATCAACCCCGACCGGATCGACTTGCCCGACGCCGACCTGGACTTCATGAGCGAACGCCGGCACGAAGTGGTCGAGTACATCCGCACCAAGTACGGTGCCGACCGGGTGGCGGGCGTTGCCAACTACAACACGCTTGGTGCCGCGAGTGCCCTGCGCGACGTTTCCCGGGTCCATGAACTGAGCCCGATCGAATATGCCTGCTCCAAGCAGGTCGAGAAGGTCCACGGGGTGTCCCAGAACCTCGAGGAGTCCGCTGAAGCGGTGCCCGACCTGGACAAGTTCCGCAGGTTGCACCCGGTCATGTGGCGGCACGCAACCGCCCTGGAGGGTGCCCTGCGCGGCCTGGGGCAGCACGCCGCCGGCGTCGTGGTGGCCGGCGAACCCTTGTCGAACCGCGCCGTGGTGGAGACCCGCAGCGGCGGCCCGGTGGTGAATTGGGACAAGAAGGTCGTCGAGGATTGGGGCCTGGTCAAGATGGACATCCTGGGCCTGTCCACCCTCGACATGCTCGACCTCGGCCGCAAGTACGTTCAAGAGCGCCACGGGGTCAATGTGGACTTCCTGGCGCTGCCCCTGGACGACCCGAAGGTGCTTGCCGCGTTCGGGAAGGGTGACACGACCGGGATTTTCCAGTTCGAATCGCCGGGCATGCGCCGGCTGCTGCGCCAGCTCGCCGAGGGCGGGCCGATAACCTTCGACGACCTCGTGGCCGTGGTCGCCCTGTATCGCCCGGGTCCGCTCGATGCGGGTCTGTGCGACGACTACGTGGGCATCAAGCAGGGCGCCAAGCACCCGATCTACGAGCATCCCAACATGATGCCGGCCGTCGCCAGCACCTACGGGGTGATCGTGTACCAGGAACAGGTCATGCAGATCGCCCGGGACGTGGCCGGGTTCACCATCACCGAAGCCGACCACCTGCGGAAAGCGATGGGCAAGAAGGACCGCGACGCGATGGCCGCCCAGCGGGAGAAGTTCGTGGCGGGCTGCGTCGGGGTGTCGGGCATGACCGAGACCGCGGCCAATATGTTCTTCGACAAGATCGAAGTGTTCGCGGGCTATGCCTTCAACAAGTCGCACTCGGTCGAATATTCCATCATCAGCTATTGGACGATGTGGCTGAAGGTCAACTACCCGGCCGAGTTCTACGCAGCCAGCATGACCATCGCCGACAAGGAGGACCGCATTTCCAGCCTGGTGCTGGACGCCCGCAAGGACGGGGTGCAGGTCTACCCGCCGGACATCAACATCTCCACCAAGCGCATCGAGATTGCCAGCAGCAAGGAGCTGTATGCCCCGTTCCCGGCAATTCTGGGCATCAGCGAGAAGGTGGCCGACTACATCATGGCCGCCCGCAAGCATTTCGTGGACACTGCCGCCCGGCCGATCGTCAACCGGGCCGACTTCTACGCTGCCCTGAGCGCCAGCGGGATCGCCGGCAAGGTCAACAAGACCGTGCGCGAGAAGATGGAGAAAGTGGGCGTGTTCGCCAAGTGCGAGTGCGACCCCATCGGACCGCTGCACACCGACCGCATCAAAGACCGCCTCGAATTCCTCCCGGGCTTCACCGTGGATGTGGCAAAGGCCACCCGTGGCCTGGCCGTCGACAAGCTGAACGAAATCAAGATCGTTCGCATCGCGCAGGAGATCGGGGAGTGCAAGAACTGCACGCTGCAGGGCCGCATTCACCCCATGCCGCGCCTCGGGAAAACGCCGCGCTTCATGATGGTGTTCGACAACCCGAACTACAAGGAAGAACGGGCAGGGCGGCTGCTGGAGGGTGACGCATCGACGGTGCTGGTCGCCGCGCTGAAGGAGGCCGGGCTCTCGGAGCAGGACGGCTACTTCACCAGCTTGGTCAAGGCAGGGAAGCCCCGGGAGCAAAAGACCCTGACCAACGAGCAGATCAATGGCTGCCTGCCGTATCTCAAGCAGGAGCTCGAAATCCTGAAGCCGCCCGTCATTGTGCTGATGGGGTCCAACGTCGTTCGGGCGCTTCTGCCCGGGCTAAAGGGCGGGGCGGACCTGGTGGGGAAGGTGGTGTATTCGCAGGACTTGGACGCTTCGTTTGTCCTGGGCTTCAATCCTGCGCAGATCCTATTCGACCCGAGCAAAGTGCAGTTGTTACACACCATCTGCGCGAAGATCAACGAGTTAGTCAATTAAGGAGCAGTCCATGACCACCGCAACAAATTCCGTGTCCATCGAGGACGCAACCAAGCAGATCGAGGCTGACGCCGGCGGCTCCAATGCCACCGCCAACGTCGTCGCCGGCATCAAGGTGTACGTCGATCCGGTTCAGCTCGCGAAGGATGTCGCCTTCAGCGTGAACGACCTCGACAGCGCCGTGATGAACCAGGCAGGCCTGTTCGTCCACTACGCCTCCCAGAAGGTCGCCGCCATGCGCCAGTTCGAGCGCCTGAAAGCCGCCCTGGAGATCCTCGAGTCCCAGCTCGACAACCTCTACCGGGAGGAAATGAAGAAGGAGAACCCCAAGACCACCGAAGCGGCCATCGCCGCCGCGGTCAAGAGCGACAAGCGCTGGTGGCGTGCCCACACCCTCATGACCGACGCGAAAGCCGTATTCGAGCTCGCCAAGAATGCCTGCGATGCCTTTGACCACCGGAAGGACATGATCGTCCAGATTTCGGTCGATCGCCGCACCGAGCGCCAGGGTCAGCTCCGCATCGGGGTTGGGCCGGTCAGCCCGGACGTGATGGCCGCTGCTTCGGCTGCCGCCGCTGCCGCGAACTCGATGACGGGCAAAAAGGCAGCGTAAATTTGCCTTCAAAGATCAGTCAGTCCTGAACTATAATATGGGGGTCTGCTGCGTTTCGCGTGACCTTTGACAAGGTGAGCGCAGCGGAAACTCCGCATTCAGGAACCACTTACTTTTCACTCCACAACTACGAAAGATCGACTCATGACGACCGCGACCGCCGCACCCTCCTCAACCAATGCCCTGCTCGCCGCCCTGGCGGCGAAGCAGGCCCAAGCCTCCCGTCAGCGTACCGCCAAGCTGCCCTCCGGCCGTTCCCGCTGGCGCGTTCTGCCCACCTGGAAAACCAACGGTGACCCGACCTTCTGGCACGACTTCGGCCAGCACTTCATCAAGGACGCTGCCAACCAGGTGAAGGCTGTGGCAGTGTGCATGTCCCGCACCTTCAACCAGCCCTGCGAAGCCTGCGACCTGCTGGCCCGTGCCATCAGTCAGAGCGGCGACGACCTCACCAAGAAGCGTTTCGAGGACATGCTGGCCGGTAGCAAGGTGCTTGTCAACGCGCTGCACATCGACGGCCCGCAGCCCAACGTCCCGCAGCTCCTCGAGCTGCCGCCCTCCGTATTCACGGGCAAGAAGGGCGTGGGCGGTCTCATCGGCCTCATGCAGCAGTACCCGCAAATGCTGGACCCCGCGGCCGGCTTCGACGTGATCATCGAGAAGTCGGGCTCCGGCATGGACACCAGCTACGCGGTGAACCCCGTGGTCGGTCCCTCGAACCCGGTGCCCGCCGAAGCGCTGACCAAGCTGCACGACCTCGACGCCTACGTGAAGGGCGAGCTGGAGGGTGGCAAGGCCCGTGCCCTGCAAAACCTCTCCGCCGTGACGGGTCTGCTGCCCGCCCCGCGCGCCGAAATGGCATCCGGCGTCATCATCGAGCCGGCTGCGTCGATCGTGGCGAACGTCGCCCCGGCCGTCGCCGCTGCCCCCGTGGTGGCCGCTCCCGCGGCACCCGTGGTGGTCGAAGCCCCCATGACCGCCGACCCGTTCGCCGGTCAGCCCCCGCACGTGAAACTCGCGGTGGACGGCGCCGGCGGCCTGGGCACCCCGGGCGGTGACGCGACGTTCAAGGCACTGACCGGCATGGAACCCGTGAAGCCCGTGGCCGCTGCTGTCGCGCCGGCCCCGGCCGGAACCGTGGTGACGGCAGCTCCCGCTGCTGCAGCCACGGTGGTCACGCCGCCGGCCGGTGCTGCCGCTGCCGCTGCCGCTGCGACCCCGATCGCCTCCACGGGCGACCCGGAGCTCGACGCGCTGCTGCAAGGCATCGAGTCCCCCGCCAAGTAACAACCAACGCGGACAGGGGCGGGGA